CCTACGCCGACCGAAACAAAACGCAAGCTAGGGACTTCCCGACCGGATCGGACACCGAACCTCGGCAACCTCGCCGCCGTTCCGGCTGTTAGTTCTGAGCCCGCCGACCTTGACCCAGCTGCTGCCCTTGAGTCTGTGATGTTCGCCGGCCGTGTGTGGCTGGCCGCTACCGATTCGACTGCGCTGGCCTTGCTTCGCGAGTCGCTTGAGGAACGCGCTGTCGTGCGTGACCTGGTGATGGCGACCCAGTCGACCGACGCCCGCAAGGCGCTACGCGATCTCGACAAACAGATCATCGGGCAGCTGTCGCTCCTCGGTTTCGATCCCGCCGCCCGATCTCGACTCGGGCTGGCCGAAGTGAAGGCGGCCTCGACTTTGGAGAAGCTCCGCCAATCTCGTGCCTAGCGTCAAAGGCTGGCCGCCTCGCTGGTCAACTCTGAATCCAACGCAACGCACCCGCACTCGTGGCGACCAGGCCGTCGAGTTTATTAACGCCTACTGCCGCATAACGAAGTCATCAGTCGGAGGAAGTGCGGGCGACCTAATCGTCCTGCGCCCCTGGCAGGTCAAGCTCATCGCTGCGCTGCTCGCTGAAGACGCGACACCTCAGCACATGCTCAAGCACCGTGCCGCTCTCATCGGCATGCCACGCAAGTCCGGCAAGTCTGCTCTCGGCGCCGGTCTCGCTCTCTGGTCTCTGTTCTGTGGTGACGATGGCGGCGAGGTTTACTCCTGCGCCGGCACTCGTGACCAAGCACGCATCGTGTTCGGCGCCGCTAAGCGGATGGTCGAACTCGACGGCGAGCTGTCGTCGATGGCGAAGGTCTACCGAGACGCCATTGAGATCCCGTCAAGTGGCAGCGTTTACCGAGTGTTGAGCCGAGAGGCCGGCGCTTCGGAAGGTCTCTCGCCGACGTTCTGCGTCTTCGACGAGGTACATGTCCAACCCGACGACGAGTTGTGGAACGTCATGCAGCTCGGCGCTGGCGCTCGACGCGAGCCCATGCTGCTCGGCATCACCACGGCCGGCAGTCGAACCGACAACCACGGCCAAGACTCGCTCTGCTACCGGCTCTACCAGCACGGCAAACGTGTCGTCTCTGGCGAGGTTGCCGACCCTACGTTCTTCTTCTCCTGGTGGGAACCGAAGGCCGGCGCCGATGCCGACCATCGCAGCCCGAAAGTGTGGGCCGAATCGAACCCCGGCTACGGCGATCTCAACTCGGTCGAGGACTTTAAGTCGACGCTGATGCGAACACCCGAAGCGGAGTTCCGCACGAAGCGCACGAACGTCTGGGTGGTCGGCTCGTCTGCCGCCCTCCCTCACGGCTCATGGGCGAAGCTCACCGACACCGACCGCACGGTCGACTCGTCGGTCGACGTGATCCTCATGGCCGACGGCTCATGGTCTGGTGACTCCACCGGCATCATCGGCTGCACCGTCGAGGAACGCCCGCACATGTTCGTCCTCGACGTCTGGGAAAAACCCGAAGACTCGAATGACTGGCGCGTGCCGGTCGCCGACGTCGAAGACGCCTTGCGTGTCGCTGCTCGCGATCTGCCATGCGTCGAGGTCGGTATGGACCCGTACCGCTGGCAACGATCCATGCAAGTCCTCGAAGACGACGGGCTACCGATGCTTGAGTACCCGATGGGCTCAGTTGAGCGAATGGTCAAAGCGTGGAAAGCGTTCTATGACGCAGTCCTCGACGAGACCTTCACTCACGACGGCGACCCACGACTCGCCCGCCATGTCGAAGCGATGGTCCTCAAGATCGACGCTAGGGGCGCACGCCCCACCAAAAAACACAAAGCCAGCACCCGCCACATCGACCTCGGTGTCTGTGCGGTCGCAGGCCTAGAGCGTGCCACTTGGCATGCAAACCACTCACCGACTGCGCCATCACGGCCGCAGATTCTCGACCCCTGGAGCCTTACCGATGCGTGAACGTCTCACCACCATCGCCGAGGCCATCGGTGCAGCGCTCATCGTGGCCGGCGTTGCCACCGTCTCGGTGCCCGCTGGCCTCATCGTCTCGGGCATTGCCCTCATTACTCTCTCGTGGGCGGCGAACCGATGAGCCTCCTGTTCGAGCGTCGCGCTATGCCGCTGCCTTTGCAGCCCGCCGGATTCACAATCGGAAACAACTGGACCGGCGAAACGGTCACCGAAGACTCAGCCCTTGAGGTCGCCGCCGTTCTCGCGTGCGTGTCTCTCCTGGCTGACTCTGTCGCGTCGCTGCCGCTGCGTGCCATCAAGCAGATCGGCGACCGTAACGAACCGCTCGCTGTTCCGTCGTGGATTCGCACGCCGGCGCCGACGGTCACTTCTTACGAGCTGATCCACATGCTCGTCAGTTCTCTCGCACTTCACGGCAACGCCTACGCGGTCCTTGACTACGCCGGCGGCATCCTCAAGTCGATCACCCCGCTGCACCCCGCCCACGTTGTCGTAACGGTCGTCGGATCGAACCGCACCTACAACGTGATGGGCGTCGACGTGCCGGCTGAGAACATGATGCACCTGCGCTGGTTTACTTCGCCGCAGCAGGCGAAGGGCATCTCGCCGATTCACACTCAGCGCACGACGATCGGTCTTTCGCTGGCAATGGACCGCCACCTCGCACAGTTCTACGGCGAAGGCGCAACGCCAAGCTCGGTCCTCGAGACCGATACCGAGATGACTGTCGAAGCTGCGAAGGTCCTTCAGGCAACTTGGGAATCTCAGCACCGCCGCCGCCGCCGCCCAGCTGTTCTTGCTGGCGGTCTGAAGTGGCGACCAGTCTCGGCCTCGGCTGCCGACATGGAACTCAACGCCACACGCGAAGCGCAGATCCAAGAGATCGCCCGCATCTTCCGAGTCCCCGCCCACATGGTCGGCTCGTCAGGTCCGTCGCAGACGTACCAGAACATCGAGCAGGCCGGCGTTCAGTTCGTGACCTACACGCTGTTGCCCTGGTTGCGTCGCATCGAAGACGCCCTCAGCAACCTCATGCCATCGCCGCAGGTTGTCCGCTTCGACACCTCAGCGTTCTTACGCGCCGACACGATCAACCGTTACCGAGCGCACCAAGTCGGCATTGCGTCCGGGTTCATTACACCGAACGAAGCGCGCAACACCGAAGGCCTCGAGCCTTACTTCCCCGGCGGCGATCAGTTCTTCCTTGCATTGCCCGGCGCACCTATGGCCGGCCCCGGCCTCAACCTGCCGCCTGTCGGCGTTGACGCTGACCCGCCCGAGTAGCCCCCTCTCAGGAGATCCCCGATGATCGAAGAAACACGCGACGCGCACGATGGGGTTTACCCACTCAGCCCGCGACAGATCGCCATGTATTCAGCCGACGAGAAGATCGTCGACCTGTTCGGAAAGTACGACCAGGGCTCAGGCCCGGACGGCGCCCACTACATGCGCGAGAACCCGTTCGCCGAAGAAGGCGTCCAATGCTCGAGCTGTTCTTTCTTCGAGGGTGGTAACGCCTGCGAGATCGTCGACGGCGAGATCCTCCCGACCGCTATCTGCAAACGCTGGGTCATCGCCGGCGACCTTGTCGCCTTGCCCTCAGACCCCGCTCAGATCCCCGAGGACGCAATGGTCGAAGAACCCGCAGCAAACATGGCACCCGTTCGTTACACGGCCGTAGAGGTCGAAGCGCGCAAGGTTGCCGGACGCGACGTCGAGTTCCGTACCGTCGAAGTAGGCGGCCTCGAGCTGCGTGCCGTCGAAGACGACACGACCGGTATGCCGATGCGCTTCAGCGGATACGCCGCAGTCTTCGACTCACCGTCCGAGCCGCTGCCGTTCATCGAGACGATCGCCCCTGGTGCGTTCTCACGTTCGCTGCAATCTGGTCGCGAGACCCGAATGTTCCTGAATCACAACACCGACCAGGTGCTCGCCTCCACAAAGTCCGGCAGCCTCACCGTCACCGAAGACAGCCGTGGCCTCATGGTCGACGCTCAACTCCCCGACACTTCCTACGGTCGTGACCTGTCGGTGCTGATCCAGCGCGGCGATGTCCACTCAATGTCGTTTGGTTTCTCGGTTCCTTCTGGTGGCGAGTCACGTTCGGCCGACGGCCAGTCCCGCCGCTTGAACGAAGTCATCTTGCACGAGGTCTCAGTCGTCACCGGCTTCCCGGCATACGCAGCGACCGAAGGCGCACAGGTCCGCACCACAGAAGAACTCACCGCCGAGCCCGCAGACGAGCCGACCCCCGGTCGCTCTGTCGCGCTTGCTCAGCGATACCTCGCACTCAACGCCAAGCGCTGAGACGAACCGCAGCCCGGAGCCTCGCCCGGAGCGTCACCGACGCCACCACCGACGGCCACCACCTGCACCACAGAAAACAAAACCCCTCTAACCCCAGGAGATTCCAATGAGCGAACTCATTGACAACCTCTCGGAGCAGCGCGCGATCGCGTGGGAAGCCGCAAAGGGCCTCCTCGATCACGCCGCAACCGAGAGCCGTGACCTGTCCGGCGAAGAAGCCGAACAGTTTGACCGCATCAACGCCGACCTCGACGCGCTCGACAGCCGTCGTGCGAAGGTCATCGAATCCATTCAGCGTGACCGTGACATCGCGGAATCCCGCAGCCGTCTCGGGCTTCCCCTCGATCTTGGTGGCGAACGTGCCGCAGTCGTCCCCTCGGATGACGAGACTGTCCGTGCCCTCATCGCTGGCGAGCGTCGCTCGGCAATGTTTGAGAAGCGCGCAGTCATCAAGTCGGGATCGGGTGGCTCAGTTGCCACCGGCGTCTACGACCAGATCGTGCAACACCTCGTCCAGACGAACGTCGTCCGCAACGTCGCGACAGTCCTGACCACGGCCAACGGCGAGACGCTCAACGTCCCGACCTCAACCGTCAACTCGACGGCATCGATTGTTGGCGAAGGTTCACAGGCTTCCGCTTCGGACCCGACGCTCGCAACGCGCGCGCTTGGCGCCTACAAGTACGTCGTCCTTGTGCAGCTCAGCAACGAACTCGCTGCTGACGCATCGGTCGACGTCGCTGGATTCCTTGCCCGTCAGGCCGGCACGGCCATCGGTGTTGCAACTCGCGGTCACATGACCACGGGCGCCACCGGCGGCACCAACCCCATCGGCATCGTCACCAGCTCCACCGCTGGCGTCACAGGTTCCGCAGCAGTAGCCGGCGTCTTCACCGCCGACAACCTCATCGACCTTCGTTTCTCGGTGAACTCCGAATACACGGCGCAGCCTGGTACCGGATGGATGATGTCGTCGACGGCGATGGCTAACGCCCGCAAATTGAAGGACGAGAACAACCAGTACCTGTTTGCTCCCGGCCTCAATGGCGACCCGGACAGTCTTCTCGGCTACCCGGTCCTCCTCAACGACGCGATGGCCGTTCCGGCTGCCACCGCCAAGTCGGTCCTGTTCGGTCACTTCCCGTCCTACTTCGTGCGCGAAGTCAACGGCGTCGAAGTTGCTGTCTCCGATGACTTCGCCTTCGACTACTCAGTCCGCACGTTCCGCGTGTCGCTGCGTACCGATGGTCTTCTCATCGACCAGACCGGAGCTGTCAAGCACTTCGTCGGCGGCGCTGCCAGCTGATCGAAGTAACCCCGCTGCCCGCCAGATCGTTCCCCCCGACGATCTGGCGGGCAGCACCCCCAAACCTTTCTAGGAGTTCCTCATGCAGGTTCGTCAACTCATCGCCCTCTCAGGCACTATCGACGGCATTAGCTGGCCCGGCATCGGCGAGACCATTGACCTCGCCCCGCATGTCTGCGAATCGCTGATCGCTAACGGTTTCTGCGAAGCAGTCGCCCCCACTTCTAAGCGCGAGATCGCCGCCGCTGATCCGACGGTCGAGACCGCCGCCATCAAGCCAGCCGCCCGCCGCTCACCGAAGGCCTAAGCCGTGGCCTACCTGACTGCGGCACAGGTACGCAGTCGCGTCCCGGCCCTCACTAACGCAACTACCTACCCGTCGACCGAACTCGAGCGCCTCGTCTCCGAGTTCACCGAGATCGCCGAGCGTTACTTGGGCGTGGCTTTCGAGCCTCGCACCGTAACCGCCGAGCAGGTCGTCCGACCGAACCAACTGGTGAAGCTCGCCAACCCGCAGATCCGCAGCGTCACCGCTGTCACGATCAACGAAACCGCGTTGACGGCCGGCGAGCTCGCTGACCTGACTGTCGACAAGGTGGCCGGCACGGTCATCGACGGACTGTGGGTCGGTTCACCTTTCGCCCTGTTCACTTACTCGCACGGCTACGACGCACCGACCGAGGTGCTGCTGCGTGCAACTTCGGAGTATGTCCGTAGCGTGGCGTTCGCTGACCGTTCTGGTCAGTCTCGCGACGTCATCGCACAGTCAATGGATGGCAGCTTCACCAGGTACTCGACGCCCGACTGGAATCGTGGACGCCCCACCGGCTTCCTCGAGGTCGACCGTCTTCTCAACTCGCTCACAGAGTTCCGCACTCACGGCGTCGCGTAATGGCTACGACAAACATCCGATGGGCTGCGTGTCAACGCATCGTCTCTTTGCTTCAGTCCGACGCCACATTGACCGGCGTAACTGTTGAGCCGGGCTGGCCCGGAGATCGCGCGCCCACAGCGCAACTCATCTGGATCGACGAACTCGACGGAACCTGTGAGATTCCCGTGATGACCGGCGGCCGCAAGCAACGCAACGACGACTTCGACATCCCGTTGCAAATGCGAGTCCTCGGTCTCGGCACTCTCGACGACACGATGGACCAACTGTCGGTCCTCGTCGCCGCAGTCGAGAACGCCCTGGCGAACGACACCAGCCTCGGCAGTCTCGACGGCGTGTTGTCCGCTGAGATCACACGCGAACGAATGACGTCCGCAATGTTTCCCGAAGGTCCTGTCGGCTTTGCCGAAGTCGTCGTATCCGTCTCGACCCGTCTGCTCTAAGGAGCCACCAGTGAAGGTCACAAACTCCACCGGCATCGACCTCGATGTCGCCGCACTACAGGTCACAGTCAAGGCGGGCGAATCGCTCGACGTTGACGACGCCACCGCTGCGGCACTAATCGCCCAGGGCTGGAAAGCCTCAAGCGTCAAGCGCACCACCCAACCCGAACAGGCCGACGAGGCCGAAACGAAGAAGGACTAACTATGTCTCGCACAGGCCTCGCCGCTCAGATCGGCTACGCAACAGAAGTTACCGTCGGAACCCCGGTTACCGCTACGGCGTTT